AAATTAATAAATAAAAAACATAACGTATCAAAGATAGATGCGTTGATAGAGAAGTTTGTTTCTGACTATAATATAAACATGCAAGATATGGTAAATTTAAAGAATAGTTTAGAAGAGGAATAATGGCAAAAAAGAAACCTGCAAGGAAACCCTTGAATGAAAAAACAAAAGCAACTCTTAGAAAAAAAGCTGCTAAGTCAAAATACACATATGGACAGCTTGCAGCCGTTTACAGAAGAGGGCAGGGAGCTTATCTATCATCAGGTAGTAAGTCAGCTTCCATGGCTGCTTGGGCTATGGGCAGAGTTAATTCTTTTATTAGGGGTGGTCATTCTCAAGATAATGATTTAAAGAAGAAAGGTAAAAAACGTGCCTCCAAAAAAAAGAAGAAGTAGACGTAAGGTTCGTTATGAGAAGGGCGTACCTGCTAAGTATTTACAAAATAAAAAAAATTCTAAAAGCTCTGTGGCACGTGAGATTCGAGCTACAGCTAAGGCTTATAAAGAAGGACGGTATATAGATTTGAAAAAGGTACAGAAATCAAGAGCTACTAGGAAAAAAAAATAAACATGTTTATGCAGGTAATCCAAATTGGGCAGGTGATGATTAATGTCACACGCTAATCGTAAAAAAGCGTTATTAAAAAAACACGGACTTAAAGGTGTTAATAAACCTAAACGTACACCTAAGCATCCTAAAAAGTCACATGTTGTTTTAGCACAAGAAGGTCATAAATTAAAACTTATTAGATTTGGTCAACAAGGTGTATCAGGTGCAGGTAAGAATCCAAAGTCTGCTGCACAAAAAGCTAGACGTAAATCTTTTAAAGCTAGGCACGCTAAGAATATTAAAAAGGGGAAAATGTCAGCAGCCTATTGGGCTAATAAAACAAAATGGTAAATGTAGTCTGCGCTGTTCCTGAGTGCAGTAACTTACTCCCAAAAGGTCAAAGAAAATTCTGTTCTGACAAATGTAGGCAACTTATTGATAAACGTAAATGGAGAGCTAAGAAGAACGGTGAGGTCTACATCCTTGAAGATAAAAAGACTAACATCAAAGCTAAAGAACCTAAGAAAAAATCTACAGCAAAAGATGGACGTGTATCAGCTAGACGTGGTGATGTTTATGACAAGTTCGTACAAGATGGACTTGTTAAAGAAGTATTGGAAGATGAGATTACAAGAGATGATGCAGCTAAAATACTTAAAGTTTCTAAAGCACAAATATCAAGATTTCTTGCAGCTTACCAAGAAGATGTAGAATTAGAAAAAGCACAAGCTGATTGGGATATACCAACAGAAGCTATTGAATCATTAGAATCTTTTAAAGAGTTTAGAAATAGATACTTTCTTACAGAAAAAGGTGTACCTTTTGAAACAGCACCATTTCACGAAAAATGGATTAATGCTTTAAATAAAGCAATAGATGAAGGTGGACAACAAATGATATTGTCACCACCTCGTCATGGTAAAACAGAATTGCTTATACATTTTGCTATATGGCGTATTATGAAAAATCCTAACATAAGAATTATGTGGGTAGGTGGCAATGAAGATATAGCCAAAAATTCTGTGTCATCTGTAATAGATACTTTAGAATCTAACGCAGGACTTAAAGAAGATTTTTGTGGACCAGGTGGTTCGTTTAAGCCTAAAACTAGAACAGGTAAGTCTTGGTCACAAAATGGTTTTACAGTATCTACTAGAACAGTACACGGTATAAAGTCACCAACAATGATTGGTATTGGTAAAGGTGGTAAGATACTTTCTCGTGACTGCGACTTAATTATTGCAGACGACATTGAAGACCACGCATCTACAGCACAACCACGTGCTAGACACAATACAAAAAACTGGTGGACTACAACACTTGCTTCTCGTAAAGAGGAACACACAGCAATTATTGTTATTGGGTCAAGACAGCATCCTGATGACTTGTATAGTTCACTTCTTGAATCAGAAGCATGGGAAACAATAATAGAAGAAGCACATGATTCAAGTTGTAATTTACCTGAGCTAGAAGAAGAAGAGCATGTAGATTGTATGTTGTGGTCAGGATTTAGAACATACAGATGGTTAATGTCAAGAAAACGTGATGCTATGACTACAGGTGGTTTACAAAGATTTGAAATGGTTTATCAGAATAGACCAGGAGAAGGTGGTGCAAGCATATTTAATATAGAAGCAATTACTCAATGTATGGATAACAATGCAGTAGTTGGTCAGATACCACAGCATTCTTATTTAGTTGCAGGACTTGACCCTGCTGCATCAGGATATCAAGCTGCATTTTTATGGGCAATACTAGATGATGGTGAAGATGCATTGTTACAAATGGTAGATTTACAAAACAACAAAGGTGGTGGTATTGAAGAAGCATTGCAAGTAATTAAAGACTGGCATCAACAATATAATTTATATCACTGGGTTATTGAAGAGAACAACTTTCAAAAGGCTATTAGACAAGACCCACGCATAAAAGAATACGCAAATAAAAATGGAATTATATTAGAAGGACACGAGACTTACAAAAACAAATGGGATAGTCATTTTGGTGTAACATCATTAGCACCTATGTTCCAGGACAAACTAATAATTTTACCATATGGTAATGCTGAATCTCAGGTCAAAGCAGAAATGTATAGAAAACAATTATCATATTTTTCTGCAAAAAGAAAAAATGTTTATAAATCTGATATAGTTATGGCTAGTTGGTTTCCAATTAAAGTATTACGTAAGTTGCAAAAAGCACACTATTCTGATATAGGAATTGACTACATACCTAGCTATGATGGGTTTGATATAGTAGAATGGAATGACGCTCCATGGAGATAAATGTTAGTTAAAGATATATTAGACAGAACTAGATTCTTAAAAGAAATGCACGATGAGGCTTTGCCTGATAGAGCAAGGTTTCGTGCAATCATCAATGGTGGAGAAAATGGTATAAAAGCATTACTCGGTCAATCAATATCAAGTATGGATGCTGATATGTTACCTGCTCCAAACTTATTACTATCTGCACTAGACAGACTTGCACAAAAAATTGGTAGAGTACCTGCACTAGACGTACATATCACAAACCCTAGAGATAGTGAAAGAAATAAAAAGAAGAAAGATAAGTTAGAACGTATTGTAACTTCTTATGACCAGTTCCAAAAATTAGATTTACAGTT